CACGTTTCTTACCATATTGTTTTTTCATAGACTTCATTATCTTTTTACCTTTTTTATTTAATGGCATTATCTTCTACCGTCCGGTTGATAATCTATTCTAAATGTTCCTAGCTTCCAAAACTGGCTTGTGCTAGTGTTTTCTATTTTTAAAGATATTTCTCTAGCTCTTGCACGTGTATCTATTTTAGTTGAATTACTAGTAATTGTAAATGGACCTAATGTAGAACTAGCTTTTGTTTGATTTGGAAAATCTTTTAAATTAAGTGTTACTCTTGCATCACCTGTTTGTGCTAAAAAATCTGGTATAATTCTTCTAATCTTCATCATAAACTCACCGTCATTTCCTGGGCCACTTATACCCCTTGGACCAATATCAAAACTACCAGATTCTATATTTGCTGTAATAGCAGTTGTTTGACCACCTTTTATTTGATTAAGGCCTGTTTCATGTTCGTAATATGTTGATGCACCATCTGTGTTACCATGAACATAGTTAACATCAGTGTCTGCTGTTTCTGCACTTGAGTCATATTCTGTTGCATGTGGTTTACCAAATATAGCAGAGTCCTCCCATGCTGTTCTTGCTAATGTTCCTGTTGTCCATACTGGTCGCTCGGGACTTGAGTCTAGATAATTATATGCTACCATTCTGTTTACAACACCAGAGCCAGAGTTTGGATAGAACCAAATAACTTCACCAAACAAATTGTTTAGTCCAGCGTTAATGTGTTGTTTAGGTGTAGTATTAATATCGTCAAACACATGATCCTCAACTAAACATGGTAATGATTCTAATTTACCTGTGTATCTAAAAAAACCGTTTTCTGACATCCAATAAGCTGTACCATCAACTTCAACAGCTGCGTTCTGTCCAATAAGTCCACAGTTTGTACCAACCTGTTGAAATGAGAATGTAAATGGTGGACCAACAAAACGCATAATAAATAATGCAGTATCTGTCCATATGTAAATTGCATCACGACCTCTGATTGCTCCAACAAGTTTAGATCCATCTGCAAGTCTTTGCGTACCCGCTGTGTTGGTCGCTGAAGGTGTGTAGGTATTAATATCCTCTTGAGAAGAGAATCTTATAAACATTGGATCCTGTGTAGATTTAGTTCCTATAGTTGTTTCTGTACCAAAAAATATTAAGTGACGGTCTGGAGTAGATACTAAACTAAATGCAGAAGCTGTTGGTGCACCTGTTATAATAGTTGCTCTGGTGTTATTAGCTCCCGTAGGATTAGAGTCCCACTCAAAACTTTCTCCACCATTTATAGTTGCTATAAGTTTATTACCTAAATTATCTAATGACCACAAACCTGGTGCAGTTACAATATCTCCTGATGCTGCAGCGTTCCATGCAAAAAAGTTTGATGCGTCCGTAACTGTTGCACCTGATGAGTGAGCTGCTGCTGTTGTACCAGATGCTCCTCTAGTTAAACCGGATAAAGTTCCGCTATTGTCATTACCAGTGTATGTAATTAATTCATTGTCTATCAATACTGTACCTGATGATGGAAATGAAGATGAGCTGGCCATTGTTAAACTTGTTACACTTGCGTTTATTGAAGATGATAATGTAGATGTAAACTGACCTGCTTGTTGCCCGCCCCATGATCCAAGACTCCAACCTGTTGATGCAACCTCTACCGCTGGTCCTACTGAATAATAATGTTGAACTCTAATACCACCAGATGTTGATGCACCAGACCCTGATTCGTTTGATTCCATTTCTATTGTTAAAGTTGTGTCTGTTGGTATTGATGTTACCATAAATTTTTTATCTGTAAAATCACCAGATCCAAAATCTGAATTAGTTATGGATGTAAAAGTATCTAATAATATTATGTCAAATTTATTTATATTGTGTGCTGATGCAAAAGTTAACGTTACAGTCTTTGATCCGTTAGTTGTAGAAAAAGCATTTGATAATGATGTAGTAGATTTAATAGGGTGTATATCATAAAATATACCACCAGAGTATGCATACAAAATTCTATTTGTACCTAAGATAGCATATTTAATACCTGAAGTATTTACAAAGTGATGAATAGCAGTTGCTCTGCCTGTAATTTGAACAGACCCTAATTGAGACCAACCACCTATTTTTTCTGGTGTGCCATATCTAAAACGAACATTATCGCCGTCGACCCATTGGCTTTCTCCACCTGTTGATGTAACTTGTTTATTGAATCCAGGTGCAAATTTTACTTTTTGCAACATAATAAATTACCTATGGTTTAGTTGGCCAAGTAACATTGTTACATTTTTCAACGGTATCCTTACCGCTAGGTAAATCTCTAAGTTCCTGTCTGTATGTCTTCATGTCATCTGACATGGTAACATCAGATAAAGCATAAAAATCTGTTTCAGCTAATAGTCTATTTCTTTTAGATCTAAGGTTAGCTTGTGCTCTTCCTAGAGCACCATCTGCCCACGCTTGTTCTTCAGCATCTCTAGCAGCTTCTTCTTCTGCTGTAAACTGAACTATATTACCATTTATGTTATGATATCTTGGCATAGTTTTCTCCTTTGTTTTTATTTATCATATTAATTAATTCCATACAAGACTATATCTCCAGCGTCTATATTACCTGAACTCATCTTAAATTGAACTGCATCTATAGCTGAAGTAGTATTAAAATATCCTGCTACATAACTATTTATTTCATATGGATCTCCAGGACCAACACCCACACCAAAAGTGTTAGATATATAATGTTTTACAAAAGTTGTAGAAGATGGATTAAATAAATGCAAATAACCTGAATAGCATTCATCATTAGCTGTTGATACATTATACGCTAACATTTGAAAATCTGTGCTTTGTGCTAATCTACCAGCCGTTATTCCTAATGCTAATTCTTGTGCACTACCAGACTCGTTGTGTGATGCATGAAAATAAGTTGAAGTTTTAGTAACATTATAATTTGAACCAGTGTCTATACTTCCATTAAAACTAAAAACTGATACTGCTGATGGGTGAATATTATTAAAAGTAAATAGATATTCTTTATAAGTATCATCTAATACAACTGAACTAGAACCATCAACAAATGATAAAGTAGAAGAACTAGAAGCCGTTAGTTTTTTAATAAATGTCATAGAACCTAATGCTGTTGTAGTGCCAACTGCAGTTGCTGATCTAAGTGCTCTATTATTTAATGTAACAATACTCATTAGCTATCTTTTATTCCATAAAGTTTTATTGTGCCAGAATCTATATTACCACTCGACATTTTAAATTGAAGTCTTGTTAAAGCAGTTGTTGTATTAAAATAACCAGCTACAAAACTACCAATTGATTCATCATTATCTGAATATATACGTGTTCTTATTACAAAGTTTTTTACAAAGGTTGTAGATGATGGGTTAAATAAAAACATTTCTCCAGATGAACTCTCATCAGCAACACCGGCACCAATACCTTCTCCTAATGGTTGGAATGAAGTTCCATTTGCCTGATCTGTTGCAGTTCTATAACCTACTCCGTGACCTGAACCACCTTCATTATTATATGCTCTAAAGTGAGTAGATGTAATAGATAAATTATAATTTGTATTTGTTCCTGTATCACCTTGAAATGTAAGCCTATTGTTACCTGTATCAGTTCCTGGGTGAATATTTATAAATTTAAAAAGATAAATAGGATATGTGCTATCAATTCCACTTGTAATAGATATTGTAGAGCTACTACTAGCTGTCGTAGTAGATATTAAATTTAAAGCACCACTAGGTACACTGCCTAATGCTGTAACATTGGTTATACTATTATTGTTATATTTAACTAACGCCATATAATTTTATTGTTCCTGCATCTACATTACCACTAGATGCTTTAAATCTAAATCTTGTAATTGCTGTTGTTGTATTAAAATATCCTCCAACATAACCAACTAAAGATAAATCATTTTGATGTGCTTGTTGCATTGTTCCCATAAAATGTTTTACAAATGTTGTATTTGAGGGATCAAAAACATGTAAAAAACCACAAGAACATTGGTCATTATCTGTACCGACATCAACTCCAAAATGTTGAAAAGACGTTGATTGTGATAAATCTCTGCTATCTTGATAAGATAAAGATCCACCGCCACCAGCTTCAGGATTTTCACATAAAAAATATGTAGATGTAATTGTTCGATCGTAATCTGTATTAGTACCTGTATCAGCTTGAAAAGTAAATTCTGCACCATCTGTTGCAAGGTGTATATCAAAAAATTTAAATATATATTCTTTGTAAGTAGAATCTATCCCCGAAGTAATATCTATTGTAGAACTACTAGATGCAGTTGTAGTAGATATTAAGTTTAAAGCACCACCAGTAATACTTGCGGGTATACTTGTAATTGCTGACAATGAGTTATTGTTACAAACCACTATTGACATGTTACGCGCCCATCAATGCTTTTATCTCATCATCATCTAATCCAAGATCTTTTAACTTTTGTTTACCTGATGCTTTTTTATTTTCTACTGCTGTTTCTGCATCTTTTAATTCTTGTATCTTTGCATTAACATCAGCTTCACTTGGCATCGTTGCACCATCTTTAATAATCTTTATGTACTTATATTGCATACGATCTTTGTCAGGAATTTTATTTCCTTCGTCATCGTGTGTTTTCCAACCATACCACATACCACCATTAAATGTGGTAAGTGCATCTTGTAAATAATCTTTATCCATTTTATGTATCTCCCAATCTTATAAATGTAAAATATGTTTGATTATTAGCTGTATTTCCTGAAAAAAAAGAACCACTACCTAAACTTCCAACAGAAAAACTACATTTAACATTTGAAACGTCAGTTACATCAATTAAACTTTGACCATATAAATTAAAATTTTTAGCACCAGTAGTTGCACCTTGACCCATAGAAACAACTGTAGTAAAACTACTATTATCTGTTGTTACATTTATTGATAAAGATACATTATCATCAACTGATGGTGTATCTCCTCTACCACCTGCTGAAACTAAATAAATTCCTGTTGCTGGAAAAGTAAAAATACCAGAGCTTTCAGACATTTGACTATCTGTCATTCCAGCTTGTCCAGTTGTATCAATTCTTTCAATGTTTGAAGTAATTGGATCTGCATTAGAAGTAATATTTGCAGTTACTCTAAATTGATCTGCAACTGTTATACCACCACCCTTAATTAATGAGTAATCTACTCTTTTAATTGTTCCTGCATCTGATACTAAAAATTCATCGGTATCATCAGGAGTCGCAGATAAAGCTGTTTGTCCTGAAATAAAATCATTATTTACAGTGGATGCTGTAACAGCATCATCTGATGGTGTGCCTATATTTAACACATCACCTAATAATAATATAAAGTCTATAACATCTCCGGTTGCCAAGTTGCTTGCGAACGTAATTGTGGACCCTGATATTGTGAAAGAACTACCAGGTTTTTGCAATACACCATTTAAACTAACCAGCATATGATTAGCTGTTTCTGGTTCCACGTTTGTAGAATTAACTTGCATAGTGTATGCTGCTTGTCCGTTTACTACAGATATAGCATCACAAACTTGAAAGTTTCCTACTATCGGTTGTTTTCCTATGTATCCCATGATTACTCCTTATATTGTAATTTATCTAGCATTGCAAGGCACTCCTGATGAATTTACAAATGGTTGCTCTGCAAAAGCCATGTAAACAAATATTCCGTCACTTAAGTTATATTGACCATCATCATTTCTCAATTTAAAGCCATTTGATAAAAAATCAATTCCATAAGCTGATCCTGTATAGTCGGCATTATCTAAGTTTGCCCTTAAAGTAGTTTGCATAATATTATGTGGTGCTCTTTTATTATCATCTATAGGCCAATGGTCAGTACCACTTTTTAATTTAATCATAACCCAAGCCGGGCGAAACCCTGTGTTAACAAATGATCCATTGTCATTTCCATTTCCGGTAAAACTTCCAAATTTTGAATAACCTTGTTTTTCTGCAAAGCAGTAGGCAATATGAGCCTGTGAATTACCATTAGCATCATTATAATTACCCAATGTAAATACTGAAGAGGTTGGGTTAGTATTATTAAAATATTTTGCATCGCTATCTGCTTGATTTTGTAAATCTAAAAATAAACTAGTAGTGCCTGTAAGACTTTTATGAAGTAAATTCCAGTTAGTACTACCATCATCTCTATTTTTTATAAGAATCATTCCAGGAACAGCACCTAATCCATGACCAACAGTTGCACCAGATGTTGCATTACCAGTATAAGATACAATACTAAATCCATGAGTGGTATCTACTGACACAGAACTTGTGATAGTTCCATCAGAGTTTGATGAGGCAGAGCTACCAGCTTTCCAGTTCCAAGACACGTATGTTTGACTAGATTGATTAACTGCACCATTATTACCAACTGTAAAACCGTCACTACCAAAAGTAGCTAAACTTTCTGCAGTCGTTGCTTCTGCATCTGTTCCAGATGATTCTAATTCTTTTGTTGCACCTCTAACTGTATCTAAAAGTTTATGTGGAGATGTAGAACTTCTCTCTTTTATCCAAGTCCAACTAGGTGCAAACCCTACTCCTGTTATCGCTTGTCCACCACTACCTATAGCAGTTCCATTCCCTGTATAAAGAACGGTATTAAAAAAACTTGTTGGATCGTCTATAGTTGTATAAGCCATTATCCAAACTCCGCTAAGTTTTTAGTGCATAAAGAAAAATATCCCGATGGAACT